GTAGCAGCTAGGTATAAGAAAGATAATACTAAAAATCACAAAATTGAAATGTTAAAAACAAAACCGGGTAGGTTTCATTGTGATCCAAAAGACTTGCAATATATACAACAAACATTTCTAAAAGGTAGAATGCCTACAATACATGAAATGAAAATTCTTGGTGGTAAAATGAACATAAAATTTTATTTTGATAAACAGTATGGTAAGTGGGTAATAGAAAAACAATAATATGAACGACTGTCCCGAAAACCCTAACCAAACATCTCCTTGTTGGCCAGGAATAGTAGATAGTGATAATACCGTTTTTAGATATGTAGATAAAACTACAACAGGTAATGAACAATACTTGTTTAGTAACTATTATAGAGAACAAATTTCGCAGTATGGTACAAGATTAACCTACTATGTAAATGCATATAATGTATTAAGTGCGGATAATTTCTACGGAGAAGATCCAACTCAATCTTATATGCCAGGGGTTGTAACAATTGCAATTGTAGAACTGGCAGAAAATGCAAATATACTTTCTAAGTTTGGTTTCCAAGCAGATGATACAATTACAATTCGTATGCATATATCTGCTTTCCAAAATGCATTCTACGATTTAGGTATTGGTTATATATCACCTCAACAGGAAAAGAATCCACCTATACCAGATAATATTAATACGGAAGATTGCTTAAACATTAGAACAGAATTAGCTAATGTATGGGAAACGCAATATAAAAACACTCAACCAAAATCTGGTGATGTATTTGCCTTGACTGAATATGGTGAGGGTAGAGTAAATCCAAGAGGACCAAAATGGTTTGAAGTTACTGAAATTTTAGATGAGGATATTTCTTACGCAAATCAGCTAGGTGGTCACTATACTTGGATTATAAAAGGTAAGAGATATGAATATAGCTTTGAACCAGGTTTATCTGCAGAACAGGCCGATGCACAAGTGTTCGACAATTCATTCAGTGGTATACTTTCTGGTGGTTCACAAGACCCTTCTGCTCCGAAGGTTTACGATGAACAGGATGCTGAACCAGGTGTTGTACCAGCCTTGCCATCAATTAATGATGTAAGTGCTGCTCAAGTATTTAACCAACCTAAAAATAACAATACAAGTGTCTACGGACAATATTAATCATGATATTTCTGGCAATATTTGTTTTATTAGCTTCCCTAGGTATTGCAAGTGTTGCTGCCTATTTTAGTATATCTGGTCTTTCTTTACTGTTTGTAGGTTCGGGAGTATCAATTGTATTAATGGGTGCAATGTTAGAAATTGGTAAGCTTATTACTGTTACCGTTTTACATCAAATGTGGGAAAAAATGAGCGTTTTTCTCAAAGTTTATCTTGTTGTTGCTTCAATGGTATTAAGCATTATAACATCTTTAGGTATCTACGGTTACCTTAGTAATGGGTATAATACAATCTCAGTTAAAGTTAACTCTCTTACTGAACTTAAGAGTGGTAACAATCAAAAAATAAAAAATTTATTGAGTGATAATAATAAACTTAGCAATTATAAGCCAAGTACAAAAGTTGAAGATGATGTAAGTAAGGAACAAAGTGTGTTTACAACACAGCAGTTATCTTTAATAAAACAAAAAGAACAAAGAATAACAGAAATAAGGAACAGTATACCTTTTAACATAAAAAAGGCTACAGATGATCAAAATAATGCTAAAATAGTACTAGAAGCTGAAATTAATAAGGAACTATCTCAGGTGCCAATTTATAATAATAGATTACAGATATTAGATAAGGAAATTCAAACCTGGTTAGATCAAGGTACAGGAGGTTTTTTCAAAGAAAATGGTTTAGATAAAGCAAGGGTAGTAAAAGAGTCTCAACAGAAAGAAAGAGACTTAATTGATACACAAATTAAAAGCATTCATAATAACGTTGATCAATTAAGAGTTAATTATAATAAGAGTGTAACTGATATTAATAATAATTTAGATACACAAAATAAAACATTAGAAAAACAAATAAACGATATACAAAAAGAAATTACCACAGACAAACAAAATATTTTAGATAATGAAAAACGTTTACAAGCAGTAGTTGCTGATCAAATTAAAAAAACTGATAACATAATAGTACAAAACAATTTAAAAATTAATGAAAATGAAAAAACTGTAGCTGAATTATATAAAAATAATGATGATATAGATATAAAAATAAATGAAACAGATGTTAATACATTTAAATTTGTGGCTAAAAGTTTAGGTATAGAATTAAACAAAACAGTTAATTACTTTATATTAATGATTATATCTGTTTTTGATCCTTTAGCAATTACCTTATTAATTTGCTTTAATCATATTTTAAAATATAAAGAAAAGAAAGAACCTAAAAAAGAAATTATTGTAACTAAACAAATAGATACGCTTAAACATACATTACCAACATTAATGTATCCAATAGCTACACCGCCAGTACCAACGCCATTACCATCATTAATAATATTACCTTCTGTTTCTCCTTCACCCATACCTTCCCTTTCACCATCACCTTCACCGTCATTAACTACAACTGAGATATTATTTGATGATGGTGTAATTGATGATAAATTTCCATTTAAACATTTAGAAAATGGTGATATAGTTTATAGAAACTATCCGCAAGAAATTAATTAATTTTCAAAGAAAGAAGACTTAGCATGGGTTACATCTTTACCTAATTTTTTCCAAGCTTTAACTTGATAACGCATATCTTTTTCTCTTGCAACAATATATTTGTGAAATGCTAAAGGTTTAATCCAAACTGAGCTTTTATCTGGGTTAATACCTAATTGTTCTGCTTTATCACAAGCAATATTTACTGCTTCATGTAAGCAAGCAAATCTAGATAAAAAATTTACAGACGTGTAATCGTAAACAATATCTTTAATATCCTTAATTGCCTCTCTAACGTGTTCCGGTTCATTGATTTCCATACAACGATTGTAATAGTTTTCCCATTAATTGTATTTTAAGTTCTTTGTCGTTGTATTGGTAATTATTAAGCAAATTAAACAAACTAAATACTAAATCTTTTGTAATTTTTTTGTTAGCTAAATAAATTGCTTCTTCTGTCTTGTTACTTGTATCATATTTCTTATGTTCATCAACTATTTGAATTATTAATTCAAGCATCATTTTTAAAACTTGTGACTTAGCAAGTTTTTCTGTACCAGCTCCTTGTCTTAGTTTATTAACCTTATCAACATCAAATTCATAAAACTTAATTATAGTATTAAACAAGTCATCAAGATTTTTTGTCTCTGGTTTATAGAGTTGATCAAACGATGTTGCAGGAACTGTAGTGGTCCTTTTTTCAAGCTCTGTCATTGAAGTAAATTGGTTCGGTAATTAGTACAGTTTTAACATCCACATTTGCTTTTACGTTTTTACCACAGTTATTACATTTGTAAGTAATATCTTGGTCGAATCTCATATCAACATCTTGCATATTTTTCTGATCGCATGGGCATTGTACTGTTGCTATTTGTCTATTTTCTTCTATAAACTGCTGTAATATAATTTTTTGAGCTTTTTCAATAAGACTGTTTTCGTAAATAGTGTTTAGGAAGTAAAAAAACAAAACTTGCAATAAAAATGCAAGTGCAAATACGTACCAAAACTTAGATATAAAAATTAACGCAACTAACACACTCACTAAAGTGGTTAGACCTAAAGAAAAGAGTACTCTGTTTAACATTATACGATTTTATCTAATTCCCTACTGATATCAACTATAGCTTTGTCTATTATCTCAAGTCTTCTGCTAGCATATGCTATATGATGTAGGTATTCTTCACGTTTCTTTGGGTCCTCTACAATTGCTTGTATGTTATTACCACCGTGTGATAGTATAGAGCGTAAATTTGATGACGATAGAAACATATCAGATATTACCTCATCCACCTTATCTAAAGGCTCAATTTTTCTTATAGGTGCTTTAGAATTATCATTATCTTTATTAGCATCTAACATTTGCCTTACTTTTAAAGCCTCCGGAGATGTATCCCCTTTGCTATTCTTTTTAGCAGTAACACCCATGGTTTGTCTACTACTGTTGGGCATCATTTGATCTTCAGAAATCAGCTTTTTCATATTAAATATTTAAGGAGATTGTATAAATAATACATATATGAGCAATTACGTCAACAGATTTAAGAGGCTTCTTGTAGAAAAAGATGAAGAACTACAAGATGACATGACAGATCAGCAAGCCATGACTTCTACTTTAGATAAAGGTACAAATCCTTCAGATCTAGACGTTCAAGATGTACCAGCAGCTGGTGCTCAAATGCAACCAACGTTAAGTGGGGTGCAAAAACAAATGTACGAAGAGTTAAAATCTTGGACAGTAAAAATTGATGAATTTACCAAGTTTTTAAATAGTACTGACCCATCTAGTGTACAAAGTAAATTAAATTCAGCTGAGTCAGATACACTTTTTGATAAAATAGCAACAGCAGAAACAAAAAAGATTGCAAGAGTAGCTGCTGAATTAATGTCGTTTAACGAACAACTTAAAGGTTACTTAGCTTCAGCAAACGATCCAAAATATAGATATAACTAAGCTCTTTTATTCTTAATATTAGTCAATAATATTTTAGCTTTTAACCCCGAATATGTGTTTTCCAAAACCGTTTCGGGGTTTATACTGTCTTTATTAAACTTAATACAATATTCGTTTACATCTTTAAAGGTTTTTAACTCTTCTGGCCATATAAAAACACTTTCACCCTTATCAACAAGTAGTATGCTCTTTTTTAATGATGCATTATCATTCCATTGATTGTCTAAACACCATACTTTCTTAAAGCTTGCAAGTTGACTTATTTGTTTTTGCTGTAATGGTGTGAAAGTACGGGAACTATCTTCAGTAATACCGCATACAGCTAACCCATTCTTAATAAAATAAGAGTCTATAGGACCTTCAAATATAAAAACATGCTCTAAACTTGAATCAATGTTATGAACCCCATAAAGACTCTTTTCACTTTTAACTTTACTCAAGTATTTTGGTCTTATTTTATCATCTGCAGGTAGTAATGTCCTGGTTTGATAATGGATTATATCACCGTTAACATCATAAAACGGTAACACCAATCTATTCTTATGTATTTTGTCAGTTAATGAGAGATAAAACGTTTTTGGTCTATTAATTGCAGTGTTTAATCTTCTTTTCTTTAAGGTGTCCAGGCATATACTAACAACTGCATTGCTATTATGGAACTTTAACTGATTTTGATCACTTAAGTTAATGCAATCATCTGGTAATGAAGGTGTATTAACCTTTTCAATGATTTCCTCCTTAACAATAGGAACTTCAGTGTAATCTAGTTTTTTAATTTCATTAATCACCTCATTAAAAGGTTTACCAGTAAGTTCAATGATAAAATTAAATGCCTTCTTGCTATACCCACAATTATGACAGAATGCAAGCTCTTTTTCAGGTATATAAAAGAATCTAGTCTTCTTACCAAAGCTTTTACCCTCTTTACAGAAGGGACAACTACCATTGTATGTGTTTGTATGTTTATTATAGGTTGGATGACTAACACACCTATAAAAATTCTCAATAATATACTGTTCTGGTACAGGTATCACACTATATTATGTGATATTTCCTTATAAAATCAAGTACGATAACTTACACTACGAATAACATTGGTGTTTTGCGTTGTGTAATCTTGTAAAACTTGGCCAGTTGCTGCATCTTTAATGCTAACCATACCCTTTTTAATAAGGCTACCTGTTACTGGGTCGTTATAACTTACTTGTTCATAGGTTTTACCGTCTGTAGTATGGGTTGTAATCTTAGGCATTACTGTTTCCCCCGTGTAAGGTGATCTAATTTTTGTAGGTTCTAAGAACATATTGTATTATTTAGTCTTGTTATTCTTAGAATCCCTGTTTTTCTCGTTATATTGATGCTGTTTATAGCAAATATTATAAACGTTTCCAGGTAATTTATGTGCAAATTCAGCAATTTTATTTTCTACTGCAAAGTCAAACTTTTCTATTGGTATTACTCTGTTAATATTCTTTGGAATAGATAGGAAATAATAGTTTTCAGCATCTTTTCTACAATAAACTAGCATTTCCCCAACGTAAGTACCTGTCCCTATAGCGTAAACCTCTGGCGATTTAGGTATTACCTTGGATTTTCTTTTAAGAAGTCTATTTATAAATTCAAATTTTACCATTGTCTCTGTTAATATCTCTTTAGGGATACTATATTAATTGTCGTTATCTGGACTATTTTGATCTTTTATTGTATTATGGATAAATTTACTCAAATAAGAGCCTAATGCATCTGCTTCCTGCTGACTATGAGCAACAATCATTGGTGGAATTGGCTGACCTTCAAAATTATACCCTAATATTACAAAACTTTTCATAAATTCTTGGCAAGTTGCTATCATTGCATCAAGTTCATTAGCGGTTTGACGTTTTCTGTAATGACTATCAGGATTGGTCATTTGAATAACCAAAGCGTCCTTAATAACTTTCATTACATTTGGATCTGGCTGTTCTAAAGGAGCTTGTTTTGTAGGTAAAGGGGCTACCGCTGCAGAAGGGGCTGGTTTTTGACTTACTGCTTTCTCTTTCTTTTTATTTTTTAATGATGACTTAGGTTTTTTATTCTTTCCCGCCATGTACTTATTTAAGTGAACTGAAAGGGTTTTTCTTTGCATCATTGTTAACTCCTTTTTGAATTAAATTACTGATGATAGTTTCAACGCTATCTGTTTTATAATAAGTACCTTTATTAAATAATTGGCCACCATCATCAATTTCAAATAAAATTTCATTAATTTCATTTTTATTTGTGTAGCAAGTAATGTAGATTGAAGTTACACCTGGGTCCACTAATACCGTCCAACGTCTTGGGTCAGTATTATTATATGCATTGAACATTTTAAAAACAACAAAGCCACTATCCTTTAGTCGTTTAATAAAATATCCAGCTGTTTTGATTTTATTCGAGATTTTCTTTTCTCTGGCATTAAAATCTTTTTTGTTTTCCATGATTAACCGTTTTTAATTTTTTCTAGGATAGTATCAACAGTTTCTGTTACTTCCCATGTACCGTGAGGTGGTACAAATATAAAAGTTACAAGGTCAATTGTACCATCTTCTCTTGTTGAGTTGCCTTCACGGATTGAAACAACAAGGTCCATGTTGATTGCAATTGCTTCCCCTTTTGCTGCTGGAATTGCATTGGTAAGTTTAAGGATCATTTAATTAATTAAAGCTGATACAATATATGTCAACTTGGTATTGTCTCTACTAAGGGTAACTTTTATTACACCAAAGGCTATATTAATAGCGAACTCAATATCTTGACATTTATTGAAGTTTATAAGTCTAAATGTATCAAAATTTATAGGTACTGTCTTAGTTAATGCTGTACCTTCGTATGTATCAGCTAAAACACATTGAAAATTGTCTGAATTATGCCTACTCTTATCGCCTAACTCACCGCATATCTTATTATTCTCAAAATATATGTAAAGTTTGTTTGTTTCTGTGGTAAATGATGAACCTTTAAACAAAGAACTTAGTTTAGCTTCTGACACTTTAAATTTAACATCAAAATTTAAATCATTTATCTTCTTTACGTTAATAGATGGTAGTTTAATAATACCATCCTCAAGTAAATGGTAGGTAAACTTAAAATTTTCACCTGTATACTTGATATTATTAGTAGTTACTTCTATATCTAACCCATCAACATCAATACATTCAAGCACTCTTGTTAATTTCTTAATATCTGGTATGTTAATACTACGTTCTGAATCAGAAACGCTTTGAGTCTCAGAGTAAAGTATTAAAGTTGCATCGCTAGATGCTGTAAGACTTGTAATTTTATCTTTTTCTATCTTAATAATAGTTTTATCATTTAGATTAGATATAGGTCCAAGGACATTACTAATAAAATCCTTCTTACTCTTAATTTGTAACTTCATTACTTATTATAACTTCAAGATTGAACTAAACCACTGTTTGATTGCGATACTTTTTTTTTGGGTAAAGGCTCAGATACCTTGGGTAAACTACCATTCTTAATAAGTTTATCAATTTTATCTTCAATTTTATTAAGTCTTTCTGTAATTGTATATAGATAATTCATTACATCATCATACTTTGCATGTTTATCTAAATCTAATTCTAATTGATTAGTATCAATCGCAGGTTCTGTAGGTGGGGTAAACACTTCAGTAATTGGTTGTTGTGGTATCCATTGATTTTCATTAACAATAACTGGTTGTTGTACTGGTTGATACTGGGGTACAGGTTGTGCAGGTGGTTGTTCCTGGTTAATACGCTGTAAAATTTGCACATCCGGTGGTGGCGCAACGTTTTTAATAATGTTTGTAAGCTCTTGTTTTACTTTTTCACTTCTACGGTTGAGAGTACTGGACGACCCCATTATAGAGTCGTCCAGCTTCTTCATCTCCCCGTACGTGGAGCCTAACAAACCGATTAATAGTTCTCTGTGTTCAGCTTCCATTACGCGTTAATATCTAATCCATCTAACAAAGACTTAATATCATCATCATTTGATTTGCTAGTTACTGGGCTGGTAGCTGCTGCAGCTGGTTGAGCTACATGAACTGTATCATCTTTAACCGTTTTGCAATGGTAATGTTCATCCAACATTGTTTTTAGTTCATCTGAACTCTTTAATGTAAAGATCTTATCTAATTCAAACACACCACCGTAGACCTTACCAGCTTTTGCATCATCTACTTCAGGCAATGCACTTGGCATACTAAACTTAGATGAAACATAACTTGGATAATCGCCTTGCTTTTCAACTTTAATCTTTAAGTTACAACCGTTTGGACTTAGATCAAAGATACGAGCACCCAATTCATCTGCATCTTCACCTTCAATTGCATCTGTAATAATCTTTTGCAATTGCTTACCGTAACGTAAGATCTTAACCTTGCCGTTATTTTCTGGAGTCTTTGGATCATTAACAACGTAAACGTTTACTAACCACTTTTCACTACGACCGATTGACTTTGCCTTTTCCTTTTCAGCTTCTGTACCTGTACGTAAGATACGAAAACGTTCTTCTGCAATTGGATCTCTTTCACCAAAAGTTTGAGGACTTAATGCTGCAACGTACTGACCGCTTGAGTAGCTGGTCCAACCATGCGTAAAGAAGTGGAAAAAGGTCTTCTTTGGATCCTTTGCAGGTAAAAGTCTTACGGTGTAAGTATTACCTACTTCAGTCTTAAGGATCTCAGAAAGACCCGTATTACTACTCTCTTGTGCTAAAGCACCTTTGATACTTTGGAATATTGAACTATTAATCATATTTGTCATAAATTATCTCTGTATTATACTACCGTTCCAATAGAATTCAACTTATCATATATAGCTGTACAAAGTTTTTTAGCTTTGCTGCTACTGTAGTATTTTGTTCTATAAAAATTAAGGTTAGAAAAAGTGTCTCCAAAAGTAAATTCTTTTATTTCCCTATCATAAGTTTTAATTACTTTATCAAAATTAGGAAAAATAAACAAAGCATAAACTATTACATTTCTTGACTTTACATGCATTAAAAAGTCATGCCATTGGCTGTTAGGTTCTTTGCAGTTAATATAATCTTGAAGTTTAATATTTTTATTTTTGCAAAAATTGTAGATAAATAAAAAACTATCTTTAATTTTTAAAATTGTTTGCTCGTGATCTGGGTTTTCAGGTAAAAATTTTGTCTCGTATATTGTATACGCTTTTATTGCTTTTTGAGATGTAAAATACTTTAATTCAAAAAACTTTTCGTTGTGTACAAAGTAAGGAGCTTCAAAAAAGTCTTTAATATTTATGTTTTCAAACTTGCTAAAGAAATAAGACAATTTAGCAACTATTGCATACTCTTCTTTTTCTTCAAAACCGTCAAAATCTTTCCTATAACGAAAGGGTTGCCCGTTAAGCTTACGAGATGTCTCAAGATAACAGTTATAGATATATTGTTCTTTTTGAGTCACAATATATTATAAAAGAGTTCCTATTTTTTTCCAAAATCTATTGTCTTTTTATTAATAATTTTGGTAATGTACTTGCTTTTAGTAATTGAAGGTTCAAACACTATAAACTTTCTAAGTGCTTCAAAATCACTTGGTTCTGAAATTGCAATTTTATACAATTTTCTTAACTTTTCATCTTGTAAAATTTTAGTAAAAATAGTAGCAAAATTTATTTTCTTACCGTAATATAAAAAGCAAAACGTACAAAAACTATAAAACGAATGTACCAGTTCCCTATCTTCTATTAGAAGATGTGGAGAACGATTTGTAGTACTTTCGTTAATCATCATGGCTTTATAAACGTATTTACAAAGCCTTTAAACGTATATCAACTTTTATTGCTCAGCATTGCTAACGTATTAGTTATACTAGACTGATCACCTATATTAGATAATGAATCATCCTCTGATACAGTTAACGTATTATAATCTAATCTCATGGTAGTAATACCATGATTCATACCAAACCTATTCTTCATCATACCTAATTTAACTACACCCAATTCCTTATCTTCTTCATCTTGGAATATACTAACAATAACGTCTGCAGTTGCAGCTAATCCAATACTCTCACCAATAGTTTCTAATCCAGGGCTATTAGTATTATAACCACTTCTATTTAACTGAGTTGCTGTAATAAATGGACAATTAAACACGTAAGTTAAAGCTCTAACTTGTTCGGTGGCATACTTAACTCTTTCATAGCTATTATTACCTAATGTACTTTTTACTAGGTTAATGTAATCTAATATTACAGCATCAATTTTAATGCCTTTATTAACTAAATTTTTAATAAATCCCTGTATCTGAGTAGGAGTAACAGTACTAGGTGGAAACTCTTTAATTAGAATCCTACAACCTGGACTATTTTTACTAATCTCATCTATTTGTTGCTTTAATGTAATGCTTTCAGTTTTTAAATCTCTAATTGGTATTTTAGTTATGTTAGATGATAAACGTTTTGCATAAACTAACTCACTCATTTCAAGTGTAATAAGCAATACCGTTTTATTTTGACTTGCAATATTTGAAGCAATATTACCTAAAAATATAGATTTACCTACGTTAGTTTCACCTGCAAAAATATACAATGCTCTACCTTTTTGCAAGAACCCACCATCTAATTTATTATCTAACCACTTCCAACGACTTGGTATGGTAGGTTGCTCAGTATTAATATCATCTATTACCTTACTAAAATCGTTAAACAAGTCTAAACCAATATCAGTTTTAAGGTTAATGTTACAACTTTTTTCAAACTTATCTAAAATAAAACTTGTATCAATTCTACCAGATGATACGTCTTCTGCAACATCTAACATTGTATTATAAATTGCCTTTTCTTTGATATATCTTTCAGTATTTTCTACTAACTGATCATCATTAAAGTTTTTATCAATATTTGTAAAATTACGAATTACAGACTTAAAAGACTCTTTTACTTCTTCAGTATTAATATACGCTTTTAACTCAGTAGTAGTAGGTACGTTATTAGTTTTAATATAAAAAGCTTTTATTATGCCAAAAATAGCTTTTATATTTTTATCTTTAAAGAATTCTGGCTTAACATGATCTATAATATTAGCTAGATACCTTTCATCAGTAAGAGACTTATACACGAGTATATTCTCAAACTCATCTAAATTGAGTTTTAATTCCATATTTTACCTATTATAACTACGTACCCTTAAACTGTCAACGTCTTATTTAAATACTTGTTATATTTTTCTAAAAAGTATGCTTGACCGGATTTCCATTCATCCGAAACATTTCGTAAGCCTGGTGAGTTATGTACAATAGGAATATCACCGATACCAACTTTTAATTTGCGTATGCTGCAATCTAATGAAAACATTAAATCATAAAAATGAAATTTTGCTGGGTTCTTTTCGTCGAAACGTATACTACCGGGAAGTTTTTCCAAATTTACCACCATAAACACCCCATCAAACATAACTACCTTACTGGGAACGGGGCCAAAAGATGTATAATAATATTCCGTCTCATCTTGCCCATGAGCTACACACCCTCTTAAATTTTCTTTACCTGACATTAGGTGCCATAACACTGGCTCTTTAATATTAACAGTTGTACTACCTGCTAACCCAAACACGTCAAACATTTCAGCAAATTTACGTATTCTTCTAGGAAAATCATCACAATTTATATAAACATCATCATGTATAAAAACCGCTAGCTTTATATCTTCCGCATTACATATATCAATTCCTTCATTGTATATCTCTGCTAATGAATGTTTATTGTTACCAAAAAATAATACATCATCTACACTTATACAGTGTGCAGCTAATGATTTATACAATAAAGTATCTTGTAATTTTTCCTTTTGAGAGGCTACTATAATTTTATATGTCATTTAAATTCCTTTCTATCATCTAATTCAGGTTTATTATTTTCTGTCCACATTGCACCCATTACATTCCATAACACGGCAGCTAAATGATCTTCATCTACCTCACCTGCCCACCATTTCATTAAATGTCTTTGAGCACTATCATAAAATACTGATGATTTCATTCCATGTTTCCAATTATTCATTCCATATTTTTCACCACCTTTACGGTAATGTTGCATTAAACGAATAAATTCCTCTGTTGGTACCAAACTCATTCTTGGTTTACCGACATCAGCGTCTCTTTGAGCTCCTGTATCAAATTTTCTGTTTTGCATTTTTTAATAAGTTATCTATTGGTTGTTCAAATTCAAAATCAAATGTACCAAACTCGTTTGCACTTAATACATATTGACGGCTAAATAATTTAAGAAAGAATTCTTTACCATCACTATCTTGTTCTGAATTTACAAAATAGTTATCACTTTTATCTTTATAATCCTTTAACGCTTTTAGTACAAGCTTTTTAGCAATGCCCTGTTTTCTATAATCTTTAGAAGTAATAATGTAATATGTCTTTAATGTACTTGGACCTTTTGTATTAACTGAAAATGCATGTAACCCTACTATCTTATCATTAACAATATACACTTGTATTGGTTGTGTCTGCCACCATAACCTACTTTCCCACAAATATCCAAACGTATTAAGTATAAATGAGTCTGTATTATCGTATACAAACTCCATTAGTTTCATTTTTTCATCAACTGTTATTGGTTGTAAATATTTTATCATAGTTCTAGGAATGGAGATTTAACTTTAAATTTTTCTACAGGTATTACACCTCTTCTATTAAACTTATAAATAACACCCTCTTTTAATTCTTTATAACCTTTACCTTTTCAGAAGAAAAACTATTTTTGTCAAAGAATAATGTACTACCTTGTCTTGCTAAATAGATATTCATTGTTTTTAGGTTCACTATCCATAATCCAAAAGTTCCTTCTAACAATTCTAATACATATGAAATAAGATTTAACTCCTTTTCTTTAGTATTAGCTTCGTCAAACGTTTTTTCAAAGTGTACTAACAAAGCTGGTATAATGCTGCTATCTACTAAGTTAGCATGATCTGGAATATAATCGTTTTTTAGTTGACTAAAGTTAGTTAATACACCATTATGAGCTACTATCCAATTATCATACACAAACGGGTGGCAATTATGTTCTTTCCATTGTCTTTCACTAGAAGTAGGTGCTTGGTTATGGCCTAAAAATGTAAAGCCTTTAGGTAATTCAATTTTATTCCAATCAAATGACCCTTCAGTCTTCTGGTAATCATACTCATTACCGTTATAATAATAAATGCCAGATGCAAAATTGCCTCTAACCTTATTAACAGTATCAAGTACTTCGAATTTACTTGCTTTTGTAGCTCCGTATATACCACACATTATACTCTCTATTATAAAGTAAAATAACTAAAAATCAATAAATAATATCATATATGAATAGTTTATACACGTCTAGCTGGGCCAAAAACGTAGCTCCTAATAAAGATGCACTTTGGAACCATGAATTTAAAGAAATAGTAAATGAAGGTACCAGAGGACGTGCTGCCCACCCTGCTTATGCAAAGTTAATGGGTATGCAAAGTGTAAAAAATTTAAAAGGTACAATGACTCCTAGGTACTTTGCAACGAAAGTGCTAAAACAATTAGAAAAAGAACACCCAGAAGAGAAGATTGAAGATATTATTGCTAATATTACTGATGAAGATATTACTTCTATGATGAATGTTGCAGCTCAAATGTCAAGAAAGTTGCAAATGAAGCCTGAAATGACTTTTAGTGCTGCAAAAGCAGAAAAAACTGCACCAATTAATCAAAGATTTCAAAAAGGTAGTAATGCAAGTGATACTTTAAGTAAAAATATTTCACCTGAAGCCCAATTCAAGTATGAGGGTGAGGTTGGTGAAAATACTATTTATTCCTCTAACCACAATGGTTTACGTTTTAGAGTAACAGTTAAGAATGGTACAGGCAAACCAATGAATCTACATGATATAATGAAAGCACAAGTGGTTTCATTACAGGTTGAAGATCCAAACAGTCAAACAACTGTAGAAGGTCCTCAAACAGA